GCGGCGCGCAGCACGCCCGCGACGACCTTGATCCCGCCAGAGAACACATCCTTGACGCCGTCCCACGCCTTGCCGAAGTCGCCCGTCAGGACGCCGGCGATGATTCGGATGATGCCTCGGATGATCTGCGCGAGGCCGCGAAACGCCGTCACGATCCCCGGGATAGCGCGCCTGGCGACGGCGGTGTAGACGCGCATCACGGCACCCTCGAAGCTGATCAGGGCGCTGATGATCGAGCGGATGTCCTTGCCGGTCCCCGACCCGCTGCCGAACGTGTCGCTGAGCACGCCGGCGATCTGGCCGATGAAGCGCACGACGGTCCTGGCGACGCCGCGGACGCTGTCGCCGAGGTCCTCGAGCCGCGCCCTGTTGTCGCGTATGAAGCGCTCTGTGCCGTGGATCGCGCGGCCGGCGAACTCGAAGGCGGCGCCGAGGCCGGTGCGGACAGCGTCGCCGACGTCGCTGGCGACCTTCGCGAAGCGGCCGCCGGCGCCGCGGCCGCTGCTCATCTGGTCGATGAACCGCGTGAGGTACCCAGACGCCTTCTGCACGTACGGGTTGAGCTTGCCGCCGAGCGTCTCGGCGACGTTCCCGAGCGAGACCCTGAGCCGACCGCTGTTGGTGGCGGCCGACGCGGCGCTGCCCCCGAACTCCTTGCCGAGCTCCTTGAGGATGATCTTCTGCGCGTCGAGGGTCTTGCCGCTGTCGACGAGCGTCTTGATCTGGTCCTTCTGCTGCTGGGTGAAGCTGACGCCGACGCGCGACAGGGCGGTGATGCCCTTAATCGGGTCGTTCAGCGCCTTGCCGACCTGGATCGTGGATCCCTGCAGGTCGGTCCCGAGCGCGACGGACATATCGGCGATCGTCTGCGTCGCCTGGTTGAAGACGTCGTTGCCGCGGCCCGCCTCGTTGCGGACGTTCGTGAAGGTCAGCAGGACGTTCTCGGCGCTCTGCACGGCCTCGTCGTCGATCGCGGTCTTCCGGCTGATCGCGGTCGCGAGGTTGCCGACCTCCTTGGCGGTGATGCCCGCCTCCTGGTGCGTGCTCTTCAGGACGGCGTTGGTCTGCGCGCCGACCTTCCGCGACTCCTCGAACGCGCCGGTCAGTGCCTGCACGCCCTTGACGGTCCCGGCGATCGCGATGCCGGCGGCGGCGACGCCAGCACCGCCGAGGAACAGGGAGCCGAGCGCGCCGCGGACGCGACCGGATCCGCGCACGAGGTCGGTGTGCGCCCGGTCGACGTCGCGGACCCTGCGCTCGTAGTTGTCGAGGCCCTTCGTGTCGGCGTCGACCCTGGCCTTCTGGGTGATGTCGCGGTGACTGTCGCCGCGCAGCTTGTTCACGCGGCGCTCGTAGGCCGACGCCTGCCCGTCGTCGACCTTGAAGCCGAGCGTCGTGAAGACCCTGCCGACTTCCATCCCGAGCGCCACGGTCAGTTCCTCCTTGCCTGCGTCTCAGCGGCCTGCACGATCGCGAGCTGCCGCATCATTTCCTGCCTGGCGGGGTTGCCAGGTCCGTCGTCGCCCTCCCAGATCCCGGGCGGCAGGCCACCGCCGACCGCCTGGGCTCGCATGGCTGACTGGTCGTCCTCGATCCGCTGTCGCAGCTCGACTAGGAGACGCCAGCGGGTTCTGTGGCAGACGACGGCGGGGTCCCATCCGTATCTGCCGGCGATGACGTGGACGAAGTCGGCGAGCTGCTGCTCTCGTCGTCTCGCTCGATCGTCATCGGCTCCGGTACCCGCTCCGTCGTGGCCGGGGTCGACGACGCGAAGAGGGTCCTCATCGCCTCGCGCGCCTCGACGAAAGGGCCGGCGATCTGCGCCTTCGCCATCCCAATCGCCGCGACCGCGAGGCGGATCAGCTCCTCGGCGTCGGCGCGGTGCATGAGCTCGCGCGCGACGGTGTCGAGCTCGGCGTCGATGTCGCTCGCGCCGTCCCACTTCTCGAGGTCGCTGTTCGGTGTCACGACGAGCGCGAGCAGCCGCATCACGTGCACGCGCGCCGACGCAAACGCCTTGGGCACGAGCGCCGCGATCACGGCGTTCTCGTCGGGCGTCTCGGGGATCCGAAGCACGTTGCCCGACGCCTCCCAGTCGGCGTCGGTCAGGTGACCGAGCGGGTCAGGCCCGAGCACCGCGACATCGCCGCGCATGACCGGGACCGCCCGCACGCGACCCTCGTCGATCTCCTCCTGCACGTAGAGCGGCTGCGGCCGGTACTGCCGACGCGCCTCGGCCCTCGTCATCTCGACGAAGTGCCGGCGCTCGTACTCGCGGCGGAAGTCGCCGCCCTCGTGCACGAGCTCGCGGACGGTCTCCTCGATCTGCCCGACGACCTCCATCGCGTGGACTGCCTTGAAGGCAGAGAAGTCGCCGAGCTGGCGGGGCTCCCCACCGATCTGGATCTGCATGATCGCCACCCCCCTTCAGACCGTGTACGCGGCCGAGTCGTTGTCGATGTCGACCTGGAACGCCGGGCTGCCGCCGACCTTGCGCATCGCGCCCGCGAGCGCGACCTCGCCGGCGCCACCGTCTGGGTTGGGATCCGGTGCGTCGGGAACCGCCCACTTCACGCCGGCCATCGTCAGCACGAACTTGTCGCCGTTCACTGCGCCGGCGGCGTCGCGGGCTCGGAGGTCGAACAGGTAGGACCCGAGCGCCGGGAGGCTCTTGATCGGCTTCGTGCCGGCGACGGGCGCCGCGGTGCCGTACAGCAGCTTGTTCCACTGCGCCAGGCCATCGGTGTCGAAGTAGAGCGTCACGCCGATGGTGACGACGGCCGTCCCGATCGCGAGGTCGTACACGACGACGTCGTCGCTGTAGACCGGCTGCAGGTCCTTGTTGACCGTGAGCGTGAACTGCGAGTGCCCGCGAAACACGGTGCTGTCGATGGTGAAGCGGCCGGTGCCGTCGGTGTAGAGCATGCCCGGCTTCGGCGGCATGACGGCGGCGGGGTCGGCGGCGATCTTCTCGCCAGGGTCGAGGCTGATCACGGTCGGCGTCATGCGGACCGCCTTGTTCGCCGTTGAGCCCTCGACGACCATCTGGCCGATCTGGCAGTCGTTGTGCGACGACCGGTCGATCGTGCTCGATCCGAGGCGCTGCACCCACGTCAGCCAGTGCCCGAGACCGGGGAGCGGGACGGTCGTGTGCTTCGTCTTCGCCGGCGGGCCGGTGACGGCCGTCGTCGTCTCGCCGCCGTGCATCGCCCACCAGAGCCACCCGGCCTCCTCGGGGGTGCAGTGCACGCCGGGGTTGCCGTTGCCGACGAGCGTGTTGATCCAGTCCAGCGTGTCGGTGAACTGGGAGGCGTCGGAGTAGTTCTCTGACCCGTCGTCGCGTGGCACGTTGAAGCCGCCGGCGACCTGCTTGAAGCGCTTGGCGGGCGCGGCGTTCTTCGTGCCCTTTGCGGTCTGCTTGCCAGCCCACAGGCCGTAGATCTGGAGTTCCTGCAGCGGCACGGGTCAGCCCTCCGGGGTCGTGACGATGATCTTCGTGAGCGCGTCCACGAGGCCGCGCCTGGCGGCGTCGCCGCGGGCGAGTTCGGCGGCGAGCGCCCGCTTCGCGTAGACGCTGTCGGTGTCGACGTCGCGCACGATCTCGTCGATCGACGTGCTGGCGACGAACTCGTCGAGCTCAGCGTCGGTGAGGATGTCGCCGCGCTCGACTGCCTGCGCGACCTGCAGGCGCTCGTCGGGCGTGAGATCCAGCGACACATCGGCGGGCGCCGGCGCGGGCGGCTCGTCGAGCGTGTCGGCGTCGGTCTCGAGCGCGGCCGCCTGGCTGGCGTCGGCGGCCTCGATCATCGCGATCAGCTCGGTGCGGTGCGGCATGCCGTAGGCGCCGGCGGGCGTGTCGGTGAGCAGGCCGCGCAGACTGGCGATGTGCGCCAGCGCGTCGTCGCTGCGCCGCTCATACGGACTGATCGCCTCGGCGCCGGCGGGCGGGTCGACGCGCATCACTGCGGGGTAGGCGTCGAGGAGGTCGATCAGCGTCTGGTCGTGCTCGCTGACGACGATGAAGCCGTCGCCGGCGTCGAGCGTGTCGCGGACGTGGAAGTCGCCGTCGCCGACAGCGAGGACGCCACCGCCGAACTTCGGGACGTCGGCGCCGTCGATGGCGACGGTGCCCTGGTAGTCGGCCGTGAGCGCGTAGGCGATCAGGGTCATGTTGGTGCTCATCCCCCTCGGGAGTCGCGATCTATGTCACCCGGTCGCGCCGCCGCGATGGGAGCCGCCTAGCTGGCCGGGAGTGTAGGCGGTCGATGCGGCGGAACCGTCGCGCGGATCGCCGCGACGCGTCGCCCGTCGACCGGCGACCCGTCGCCTCGAGCAGCTTGCTACGGGACGCGCGTCTCGAACAGATAGCCGGTCGAGAACGTGTAGATGCCGCGCACGATGTCGACCGGCTGAAACGGCCTCCACTGGCGACACTGGATGACGTAGAGGCCGCCGGCCAGGACGAAGTCGCTGCGGCCGCCGGGGTCGACCTTGCCGATCAGCCGCTGGCGGATCGCGGCCTCGAGCGCGGCGATCGCGGGGACGGCGATGCCGCGCAGAACGATGTCGACGCCGTCCTGGCGGCGCTCCTCCTCGCCGGCGGGCGGCGGGATGCCCGGCGCCCACATCAGCGAGATCACGAGCCCGTCGTCCTGCGCGGCCGCGGGCTTGCCCTGCTCGACGGCGTCGCCGGGCGCGACCGGCCCGTCGTCGGGGTGCCGCCAGATCGTCGGCAGCCACGGCCGGCCACCGGGGCCGGGCACGTCTGGCTTGCGGCCGAGGTTGGCGGCGACGAGCTCGTCGCGGACGTTCTCGAGCAGCGTCACAGCGTCGCCTTCAGCGCGCGGGCCAGGACGCCGGGGAACTGGCCGACCTTCGCCTTGAAGGGCGCTTCGAGGTACTTCGCGCGGCGGCCGTTGCGGTGCCGCCACGTCAGCTCCTCGTGCTGGCGGCGGGCGTAGACGGTCGAGAACGATCCGGTGACCTCGGCGCCGTCGAGGGTCTGCACGGTCTCGCGGTCGGCGCTCGCCGACAGGGTGCCCTCGTCGAGCGGCGCGATCCGCTGCGCCTCGCCGAGAATCTCATCCATGAAGACCTCGGCGGCCTGCGTCGCGACGGCGCGCTGGCGGGCGATCAGCCGGTCAAGGTCGCTCATGGCTCGGGAGGGTAGCCGTCGCGCACGACGTCGCACGCGACGCGTCGCTGCCGCCGGTCTGCGCGACGCGTCGCGTGGCGCCGTGGTGAGACGCGACGCGTTCCGGCGATCACCGGTCGACGCGTCTCGGCGACGGCCGCTACGCCTCGAGCGCGGCGAGGAAGCGCTCGACGTTGCCGGCGGCCGGCGTCGCGACGTGCATGCACCGCGGGTGAAACGGCGGCAGATCAGGGATCGTGTCGTACCCCTCGACAACGGTGCCGGGCAGCGCGAACGTGCCGCCCTCCCACTCCTTGCAGATTTCCGTCTCGGTGCTGTGGTCGCTGATCGTGACGAGCTGCTGCCCGGTCTCGCGCATCCGGTTCGCGGTGCCGACGCTCATCGCCTCCCTGGTCGTCGTGCGGGCGACCATTTCGGCGTAGGTGTCCAGCTGCCAGCGGGCGCCGCGGCGATCGACGAAGCCGGTCAGCGAGTCGGTGACGGCTTCGCGCACGAGCCGGTCCTCGATCGCGCTGCTGACTTGCCGTCGCGTCTGGCCAGCGGCGACGCCTTGCGAGACGGCCTCCAGGCCCACGCGACGGAACGCGTCATCGGTGCGCCGGCCGACGAGCTGCACAGCATCGTCGAGGCGCGTCGCGAGGTTCTGCGCGAGCACCGCGGCCGCGCGCTGGTGGGCGCCAGCGAACTCGAAGCCCGCGGCGAACGTGCCAGCGGTCGCGAGATCCACCGCCGTCGCGGCGCGAATGTACGGCTCAGCCGTCGCGGCGATCGCCAGGCCACGCGTGCGCTGCCCGAGCGCCCTGAGGACGAGCTCGACGGCGTGCAGCTGCTTGGCCTGATAGGCGGCGGTGCCAACGTTGCCGTTGGCGAGGCTCGCGGCGAGCTGCCGGCGCAGCGTCTTCGCGGCCTGCTGGTAGATGCGGATAAGCGCCTGTTCGGGGGTCATCAGCCGGTTTCATCGTAGGAGGCGCGTCGGGCGCGTCTGCGGCCACGCGCGGTCCAGACGTGTGTCCGGTCGACTACCGGGCGAGGAAGCGCACAGACGCCGCGCGCGGCACGCGTGGCGGTGTGTGGGTCAGGCGGCGTCGAGCGTCAGCGTGACGGTGACGAGATCCGGCGGGATGTCGGGGTCGGCGATGTCGGGGCGCACGACGGTCGCGACCTTCCTCGTCTCGGCCGCCACGGCGCCGCGGCGCGTGAACGTCACGACGTCGCCGACGAGCCAGTCGATCGCGGGCGTGTCGCGGTCGACGAGGATCGCGGTTTCGAGGCGCACGTCGCCACCGCCCGCAGATTGCGGCCGCGCGCGCCGCTCGCGGAGGTAGACGTCGGCGGCGCCTGCCCACTTCTGCGCGCCCGCGGCCGATGGCCCGTCGTAGGTCTCGCCGGTGCCGGCGGCGTTGACGACGGTCAGCGTGGCGTTGACCTGGGGTGGCATCAGGCGGTCGCGCGGGCGGCGAGGGCGCGCAGGCCGCTGGCGTTCAGCGGCGACACGACATCGGGCAGGCGTTGCGCTGGCGCGCTCGCGCCACCGATCGGCTGCGACTTCTTGAAGTCGGGGCCCTCGATGGTGCCCCACTCGCGGCCGGTGAGGATCGTCGGCGACGCGTGCAGGCGAGCGGCGAGGCGCACGGTCGCGCGCTTGAGCTTCGCCCACTGCCACGCCTCGACGTCGACCTGCGCGATCTTGCGGCCGGCGCTCGGCCCGGTCGTCTGGATCGGCCAGCCGCCGAGCCAGTTGTCGATCTGGTCCTCGGCCTGCGTGATGAGCGACTCGACGTCGACATCCGATGGCGGTGCGGCGTCGGGGACTTCTGGCTCGCCCCGAACTTCGGCGACGGTCGCGTAGATGCCCATGCGCCGGATCGTAGCCAGCAACGACGACGGCCCGCCGGGCAGGGCGGGCCGTCGTGGGGAGGAGACGCCGACAGCGGAGGTAGTCCGCGGGGCGGATCCTACGCGCTCGTCGTGACGCCGCCCTTCTCGCCGGCCACGTCGCCGATGTCCTCGGTCCGCGGCTTCTGCTGCACGAGGATGCTGTGCGGCTCGTAGTCGACAACGACGTCGTTGCCGTCGCCGTCGTCGCGGGTGATCGGCTGGCCGGCCTTCGGGTTCGGGATCGACTCGTGCGGGTTGCCGGGCACGCGGTCGCGGTAGTCGCCGCGCTTGGGGCCCTGGCCGAGTGCGTCCTCGGGGCCGGTCGGTTCCGACGCGTCGCCCTGCAGCATCGGGACGCCGGCGTCGAGACGGTCATCGCGGGTCGTCGAGCCACCCTCGCTGTGCTCGAGCGCGGCGTTCTGCTCCGGCGTCGCGATCTCGACGCTCTGGTCCGGTACGCCGGCGCCCTCGGTGCTGGCGATGCTGGCCTTCAGCTCGTCGATGGTGCCGCTGTCGTCGAGCCCGAGCTCGCGAGCGCGGGCCTGGAGGTCTTCCTTCTCGGTCATGGCTGGTGTACTCCCTTGGCTATGCGGCCTCGACCTCGTCGAGGAGCGCGCCCTCGATCTCGGCCAGGACCACGGGGTATGAGCGCTCGAGGACGGTGCTGCCACCGCACTCGATGCACCGGATCACGGTGACGGGCTGCGCCGGCAGCGCCTTCTGCGGCTGCGCCGGCTTCGTCTCGGCGTAGTACTCGAAGCGGCCGGTGCCGTCCTCGGCCGGGCAGTTGCGCAGATGGTCGCGCGGGTCCATCAGCGCCGCGAACGCGCGCAGCTTCGCGGCCGCGCCCCGCTCGACGTCGCTGATCTTCGCCGTGATGTCGGCGAGCTGCTCGGCGTCGAGCTCGGCGCGCAGCGCCGCCCGGTCCTCGTCGGACAGATCGGCGAGCGTGGGCTTCTTGATCGGTGGCATGCGTCGGGTCTCCTTCGTGGGTGGTCTCGGCGCGTCCGCCTTCGCGCCGAGACCGGTTGGGTGCCCGCTCGCCGGCGGCAAGCTCAAGCGCGGGCGCTGGTCAGCTGTTGAGGACTCCGGTGCCGCGCGCGGCGGCCTTGCCACCGAAGACGGCGACGCCGCAAAAGAACTCGATGCGGGTACGGAACGCCGGCTTGGCCTGCTGCTCGCCGAGGTCGCGGACATCGACGCCGCCGTTCGTCAGGCCGGTCACGGCCTGGTCGGCCTCGCTGTTGCCGAACTTCACGGCGTAGATGCTCGACGCGATCGCCGAGGCGCCCTGCGTCTCGGTCTGCGGGATGATCAGCGACCCGTCTGCCTTCGTCCCGATGTCGATGAGCGGGATGCCGTTGTAGGTCGGCAGCATCGCCTGCGTGACGCGGGCGGATCCGCCGACGCTCGTGCGCAGCGGGGCGGGCAGCCGGCCGACCGGCTCGGTGTTGATGTTGATCCGGCGCATCGCCGACAGGATCTTCGTGCGGATCATCGTGTTCAGGTAGAGCGCGCCGGTGTCGCCCGACAGGCCCGGGACGAGCGCGATGAGCGCGTCGAGGAAGTCGAAGAACGCGTGGATGTCGGTGCCGCCGTTGCCGACGACAGGGATCCCGTTCGTGCCGGCCGCGAGGACCTGGCCGCCGGTGAGGCGCTTCTTCAGGCCGTCGAAGCTGTTGGCATCGACGGCGGTGTCGCCGTTGATGAACGAGTCCTGGAACTTGTAGCTCGCGGCCTTGACCTTGAGCTGGTCCTGCAGCGCTCGCTGGTCGTTGAGGTTGCCGCGGGTCTTCTGGATGAACGTGTCGACGTCGGCGTCGCCACCCAGGATCACGAGCGTCTCGGTCTTCTGGTTGACCGTGCCCGTTGACTCGCTGTAAGCGGCGTTGACGGCGCGGAACTCGATGCCCGGCAGCGTCGCCTCCTCGTTGTAGGCGAAGGCGTTGCCGGTGATGTCCATCAGGGGGATGCGGTCGAGCAGAACGCTCTCCTGCACGAACGTCTCGAGGACGCCGCGCTGCAGATCGTTCTGCGACAGCAGAGCGCTCTGGGCGAGAGTGAGGGCCATGGGTTGGTGCTCCTTACGTGCCAGTGGATGATGCGGCGTAGGCGCGCGCGAGCCGGTCAACGCCGGTCGCCTGAGCTTCGCCGCTGCCGCCGGATCCGCCCTCGCCGCTGTCGCCGCCGCCGAGATCCCGGGTCTTGGGCTTCTCGCCGTCGGTCACGAGGTAGGGCTTCTCCTTCGCGAGGTCCTTGAGCGCTTTCTCGACTTTCGAGTCGTCGTCGAGGTTCTCGGCCGAGATCCGGTGCAGCACGTCGCCGGCGTCGCGGAACTTCAGGCGGGCGGCGATCCGCTCGACCCTGCGTTCGCGAACTTCGGTCTGGCGCTCGGCGGCGAGGTCGCTGGCCTTCTTCTCGGCCTCGTCGGCGCGCGCCTTCTCCCGCGCCGCGATGTCCTTGAAGTTGCCGGCCTCCTCGTCTGCCTTGCGCTGGCGTTCGGCCTCGGCGTCGGTGATCTTCTTCAGGTTCGCCGCGGTCTCGCGCTGCTGCCGCTGGAGGTTGTCCCACTCGGCCTTTGACGGGGGAGTCCAGCCGTCGCCGCTGCCGCTGCCCGAGCCACCTTCGCCCGACCCGCCGCCGCTGCCCTGGCCGCCACCCTCGCCGCCGCCGCTGCCGCCCTGCCCGCCACCGTCGCCGGATCCGCCACCGTCGCCACCCGTGCCACCGCCGGCGCCTTCGCCGTCGTTGCGTGGGTGCCACGCCGGGATGCCGGCGCGGATCGCGTCGGGGTCGGCGATCGCGCGACCGAACTGGTCGAACGTAAGGCT